CATCAAGCTAGAAAAAAAAGAAGAACGGGGGACGCATAAGTATTTTCATGTTAATCATAATTTAAATACATTTTAATCATGAACCAAATTACTTCTAAGAAACCTTCCAATATCAGAAAGTCTAAGTATAATCGAGCGGCGTCTAAAGGACCCCGTCGTCGTAAGTTTGTTTATAATAATAAACAAATTACCGATATACTTGCTTCACCATTGAAGTTAGTTATTCACGGTTATGGCGTGAATAATTTGTATTATGTGCGCGGTCAAAAGATCAACGATTTTGTTGAAGGCACCGCGACTGGTACTGTTGTTGAGACTACAGGTGGAGACTTGCGAACACTTGGCTGTTTACCAGGTAGACAGGTTTACTACGAAGATGTAGCTCTTAAATTTAAAGACCCAACAACTAGTAATGGCACAACTAATGGGTGTGCATGGACCACCACTGTTGACAATCTTATGGTTCGTGCTCAGTATGAGGGTCGTACGTTCCAAAGTCATAATACACAAACCAGTCTTGGCTTTTCCTCCGATGAGTCGAAGTTATTAAATCGATTTATATACCATGGAGGTTGTGTTATTCATAAATTTACTAACACCACTAACACGACAACGTATATGGAATTTCGCGAATTTACCCCTCGTCAAATATTTCCTCAGTATACATATTTGGAGGGGTCTGTTACTAATGCTAAAAATGATGGATTATATCGCACAATCGAAAAGGACCTAACGGTTCAGAATGTGGCATCTCTCTTTTTACCAACCCCCACTGGCACAACTTTCAATCAATTTGATGACAAAGGATTCAAATACAACAGCAAGTGTTTATTGACCAACTCCCGTTGGGTTGTTGGTAGTCCTATTACTGTTAAGGTTCAACCTGGTGAAACTTATACGTATAAGATGGTTCTTCCTCCTTTTCAGTTTAAGACGTCCGAATTCATGCTGCTGCTGAATTCTGGGACTACTTCTATGAATGGCAGCGATACTACCCCTGTTTACGTTCCTGGGTTTACCAAGCATTTAATGATGCGAGCTTGGGGAGAGAGCAATGTTTATTCTGTATCAGATAAGTGGAATGATGCGTCAGCTACTACTGATACACTTCTTGATCCAATGCCAACTGACAATCTTAATAATTCAGAGGCACCTGTTCAACAATTGGACAGAGTTACTTCTGCGGGCGTTCGGCTTGCTCATACTCGTTCTGAGTATCATACTTATCGTGGAGTGCCTTATAATCCTAACGGACTGGCTAGACAAGTTCGTGACTTCAGAGATTTTGCCGAAACCAAGTTTGTTCCTGGAACCGATCCTGTTATGTACTCTGTCAATTCTCAGGATGCTCAGGTTCCAGACACCAATGAAACTCCTCAAACTGATCTCGATCAAACTGCGATGTCAACTTAAATTTCACATGTTAATCATAATTTAAATAAATTTTAAAATGCCTAACGTTTCTAATCGTCTTCGCCGTAATTATGGCAGATCTAATTATCCCACACAGAAATACATGGAAAGAGCAAATACTAAATACACCTACCGTCACCCACAACGTGGTGCACATATTGCTGCCGCCACTATAGGCCAAGCTTTTCAACGTGCTAAGTTGAACAAATATAAGAATAAGTATAGACGCAATCAAAGAATGCCATTGTTGCGTTTGCGTCAAGGAACGGGTCGTAATCTTGGCGCTGCGAATAAGTTACCTATGGATATATTAAGAGATGTTTTATCATATGTTGCTTAGTTACCCAAGTTGTCTGCCCAGTATTACCAGACAACTTTTGGGTAGTTTATATGACGGTGTCATATATATTTTGATGTTATCTTTTGGGGTGATTATTCACACCGGCTATTTTTTTAAAAAAAAATTAGATTTTTAAAAATATCGTTATTTTATAATACATTTTAAAAAAAATCATAATTTAATCATAAATTAAATTTCATAAATTTGTTGAAACTCTGTTCAAATGTCAAATTTAACTCTTTGTTTACCTGACCCATGTCTCGATTCCGACCAGCCGCTTTCACCATTAACAATTACTCATATGCGGATGTCGCCCATTTGCTTCAGTCCTATGAGTCCGGAAAGCTTACGTATCTTGTTTTCCAACGAGAATGTGGATCCGAAGGAACTCCTCATATCCAAGGATATGCCGTCTCCAAGGACTCTCGATCTCTTAGCAGCTGGAAGTCAGTCGTCGGAGATCGAGCTCATATCGAGCGGGCCAATGGCAGCGCTAAACAGAACCGTGACTATTGCACCAAAGAAGAAACGCGTATTGAAGGAACTGAATTTGAAGAACGCGGATCTATCACCAAGCAAGGATTGCGAACAGACCTTGAACAAGTGTATTCCCTTGTCAAAGAAGGCGCGAGTGAGCGTGAAATCTGCGAAGCGGATCCAGCCAACTTTATTAAGTTCTCTACCGGAATTAAACGCGCTCTCTTACTTCACCAAGAACGAAGAGGATGGAAGACAACTGTTTTTTGGTGGTATGGATCGACAGGAACTGGCAAATCTGCTCTTGCTGCTGAACGATTTCCGGAAGCGTATTGGAAACCCGGCGGTACCAAATGGTGGGACGGGTACGATGGCCAGGCTGATGTCATCATTGATGATTATCGTCGAGACTTATGTACGTTCAGTGAGCTTTTGCGACTACTGGATCGATACCCCCTTATTGTTGAAAACAAAGGAGGATCTAATCAATTCCTCGCAAGAAATCTTGTTATCACAACTCCGCGAAGTCCAAGGGATACTTGGGAATCAAGAACTAACGAAGATCTTGCTCAGCTTGAAAGAAGAATAGATGAAGTTCGCTTATTTGGCGAACCTGTTGTTGATGAACCATTTGTATCTTCTTTTAATCATCCTTAAGTTAAATAGATTTTTCATATATTAAACATGGGTGGTTCATATCGTTTAAGAAAAAATCGTAATGCTAAATTCAGATCCGCATATGCTCAGCGAAATCCGCGAGGACTTCTCAGTACGTATACAAAACGGCCACGTCGTCCATTGCAGAAGCAAAGGAGTCCTTTTGCTGCTTATCCTCTTGTTAATTGGCGTGATGCTGTGGATAATAAACGCGCAGACCCCTTCGACCCAGTGGACCGCCAATGGAAAATGATCAAAAAAGATTTCCCTTTATATGGCACACACAAACGCCATATAGGTCAAATTGAATACCGCGGCGAGAAGTATTTTCGCCGTCGTCCTCGGCTTACGAAAGCTCTTACATCAGTGGGCGGTCATGTAATCGAACCACTGATTGGTCAACTCATTGACAAGATACTTATGCCAGCGCATCAAGCTAGAAAAAAAAGAAGAACGGGGGACGCATAAGTATTTTCATGTTAATCATAATTTAAATACATTTTAATCATGAACCAAATTACTTCTAAGAAACCTTCCAATATCAGAAAGT